GCCGTCCATCCGTTGGTATTGGAATTGTCAAGGCCCTGGGGGCTTCCGTCTGCTGCCACGGTAAATTCCATATAGTTCGGCAATCTCTTTCCTACACGTCTTGCACGTTCCCCGGCAATATACCAGTTAAGGCCCTCGGTTCCCGTAATTGGTGTGGCGTTATAAACGGACTGCAAACCATTGGCCCCGTCATTACTGGAGAGGTAAATATCTCCCCATAATGCGTTCCCCAGGTATACCATGCCGGACGGGTCGCATTTAGGACGGTGCTTTGTGGTCCATACGGAATTTGGTAAAATATCCACACGGGTATTGCTTTCCCATCCACTTCCCCTTACGGACCCGGAAGCATTGACCGGGCGGCCAAAATCATCCGTATTTCTTACACGTCCATAATGGAAACCGCCAATTTTACGGGTGTTTGTATCGTCCCATTCCTCGCCGTCCGGGAATGTGGAATTTAAGGAAATCAAATAAATTTCATCCTGGGCATCCGTTCCGGGGTCGCAAATGTAAATATAATAATCGCTTCCGTGTGCAAAATCGGCTCCCTGGTCCAGGTTTGCCTTGGTAAGTTCGGTTTCTGCCGTCTTGAATACGGCGTTTTCTCCTACTGCAATCACACATCCGGCGGCAATCGTAACCGTGCCCGCGTCACTGTACTGGATGTACTCTTTTACCGGGGCCACAATGTCGGAAATGGCCGCCATTTTGGCAACTGTGATTTTTGCCCGTTCATCCGTCATATTTTCGTCATAAACAAATAATCTACTCATTATGCCAGTTCTCCTTTCATTGCTTCCACTTCCTCTTTCGTAATGCCCAGGCGGTCATAATATGTAACCGCTGCCGGGATGCCAATTTCTGTGGTGCCCATATTTAAGGCTTTGGAAAGGGTTAAGATAGTGTGGGTAATGGTGTTGTTCTGTTCTGCTGCCGTGTCGGTGCTTTCTGTGCCCTCTGCGGCGGCTTCTACGGGTTCATTGGTATCTTTGTCCACCTCTGCCGTTTCAACGCTTGCAACGGTCGGATAAACCGCCCCGTTTTTGATTTTCTGGCCCTCTGCCACCTCTGCACAAAACATAATCGTGACGGTCTTTCTATCCTCGGATAACTCAATGACCGGGCATGTTATCCAATTCTGATTTTCCAGTTTTTCAACTGCTGCCAACCAATCTTCTTTTTCCAGGCTACCTTTTTTTACCAGTTTATAGGTATTTACCAGGTCAGACCGGGTTTTGATAACTTTAGGAAATCCTTTCATACTTTTATACCTCGCTTTCTTTCAATAAATAGGTTCCAATGTAATTGCCAATGTAGGCCATGTTTGTGCCCTCACGCAATGCAACGGTCATGGTGTGCATTAAATCCGTGTTGTCGGCGGTAAACTTCTTTGGAATAGCCATAACGCTTTCCAAATTTGTTTCCACCGTGTAGTCCCCGGCTTCCGTGATATAAAAGCCAATTCCCGTGGCGGAAATATCGGCGGTCTGCACGGTTCCCGTTGTGGTATTGGTAAGGGTAACTGTGACGGGTGCCGTGATGTTTTCCAACAAATATTCCATGTATACCTTGTACGCCATGTTGTGGACTTTTACCCGTAAATCATCAATCTGTAACTGTAAATTTCCGGCCACATCCCCGGCAAGTTCGCTCTGTTTTTCTGCAAACCATTCATTCCAGGCCGCCGCCTGGTTGTCCATGAAATCCTGGGTAAGTTCGGCATACTCTTCCACAAAATCGGCATGGTCTTTTTCCATTGCCTTTTTCTCTTTAGAAAACCAGGCATTAAACTGGGCGGCAAACTGGGAAAAGTCCAGTTCTTCAAACTGGGAACCGATAAAGCCGCACACGGTTTCATCCGCTCTTTCATCCGCAATGTCTGCCTGGGTAATTTCAACCGCTCCGGCCGGAATGTAAATACGGGCCAGGCTCTTTTCCTGGATAACGTCATTGTTTACCAGTTCCGGGGCCTGGGGGTTGCTTGAAAATGCACCCTCTAAAACGTAAATACTCGGCTTTCTTTCGGTTTCGTCATTCCTTAACACAATGCGGTCAATTCGTGGAAGCGTACCGCTTGCCTGGCTCAATGTGAGGTTTA